GTCTTCTTCGAACTCTTTAATATGGATCTCATCCAAGTCGAACATGAACTCTACGGTATTATCGCACGAAGGGCACGATACGCGTGTTTCGTACTCGTTGCCATACCCGCTGACTCTGGCGGCTACCACCAAGGCGTTCTTGTCCCCTATAAGCAGTTGTTCTAGGGCAATGCGCTTATCAACAATTAAACTTTGTAACAACCTATCAATTACAACGCCTTTCCTGATCAACGATTGCGATGTAAGAATATCCTCTTCCTTGGCCGTCATAAAGCGCATTTCCACCGTTTCCATATTATGCAAAGGGTGCCCCTCTGGATAAAACTTACCCTTTGAAGGGATATCCACCAATTCTGTTGGTACAGCAAAAGAGAGGGGATCACCCTGCTGTTGGGCTTGTGGCTCCGGGGTGTCCATCGGGACTCCCATGCGGGCCTCGTTCCTGCTTGAACTCATGTTTACCTCATTAGTTTATTAGTTCTTAAATTCCACTTGAAGGAGTGCTTGTTGTGGTGTATAGAGCAAAATCATATCTTAATCCAACAGTAATGTCAACAAGACTATCATCTTCATAACTTAAGTCTCCCCAGTTAACCCTGGAGACGAAGGTGTTTTGTAACGTCCATGTATCAAGGATGTCGTTCACGCCACCCGGACCTACGTGCGAAATCGTTACGTTATTCATAGCGGCAGTGGAGTTTTTCTTGGAGACCGTCCCAGACTCCGCCTCTGCTTGGCTTGTGGGGGGAATATAGCCCGAAGCCATAAGGACCTCATACATGGTAGCGGTCGAATCAGGTCGTAGGGGATCAACCAATACAACTTCAATTTCATTCCAAGTGACGGTTCCGGGGTAATAGAACTTATGATTCAAGTAGGTGTGTTCGGTGACGTTTATGTCAAAACTTGGCTTCGCTCCCGACTTTACGATCCAGTGTTCAATACCACCTAGTGATAAAATAAATCTTGATTTTCTCTTTGGCTCAATACTTTGATCAGACCAGAATGAAGTTGACCCCATGTTTTTGTTTCTCCTCTATAATCTAAATAGGTGTTTGTTTTGTTTTTAATCTTCGAAAGATGCTCCACTGTTAGTAATAGTGAAGTCAATAGCGATGTATTCTACAGCCTTCGTTGGCTTTAAGAAAATCTTCGCATAGATAATATTTCTATCAACTAAATCAGGAGTTGTCGTTGTATTGTCTAATACAACCTTGAAGTCATCCAAGCCGAATCTAGCTTTAATGCTGGCCAAGAATGGATTAACCTTGCCTGTGAACCTGTTCCACGTTGTGATAGTATTTTGGTCAAATAGAACTTGATTGGCCATCTGCGAAATATTCTTTTTGACATAAATCATCAGTCTTCTAACATTGATTCTGTCCAAGGCGGAGGGTGTTACTTGTAATGTCTTCTGTCCGAAGATTACAACGCCTTCATTCGGGAACGATGCAATCGGATTAATGTTTGCATCATAAAGTGTATCACGGTCCTCAGACGTGAGTTTCTCCGAGACTCCTACAACCGGGATCCCTGCGTCGCCCTTTGAAAGACCACCTCTATTGAAACCCGCCGGAGCAAACCATAGTTCCTGCTTTCTCTCGCCGCTTGACATAGCCCCCAACGCGGCCACAGAAGGCGGCATCCAAACAGTGGCGTTATTTAAAGTGTCTCTCATCTGTACCCAGGGATAGTAAGCACACCCATAACTTGTATTTAGACCGCGATTATTTAGGCTCGTTACAGTTGAGTTCACGCTCCCTAATCGCCCTGATTGCGCAGTTGTATTCTCCGTGCTAGGAGTGTAGCCTCCCGCGAGATCAACAATCGCCATGGCGTCACCGCGATCCTCACATATATTCATTAAATGATCCGTTAGTCCACTGGTGGTGATACCAGGGGCCACAGCAAGGTTATAATCAACCACCTCCGGGTCCTTAACAGCATCGATAGCCCTCTTAGCGGAGTTGTAGGCATAGTTTGTTAGCTCAGTTCCATCTGCTGTAAACGTATTCCTGAACGGCTCCGATTCATTAATCCTCAGGCCGTCGAAACCTCCATACAATACAGTTGTGAATTTATTAAATCCGGCTGTTAGAACGTCTTTCCAGGAGCCAGAGGCTGCCGTGATGGAACGCCCTTCGGCTCGACTGCCAGACATGTAATTGACGCTGTTACCATAAGTACCACTCAAATCATCAAGAGAGAAGACCCATGACCATTCAAGCTGGTTAGCCACAGTGTCACTATCCTTATGACTATCCGGGAGTGCCCTGAGAATATCTCTGTTCGACTTCTCAAAATCAAGATAGAAGACTGACCCTTCTTTTCTAAGAAGATCTGCGCCGAAGTAAGCCACTCTTGGGCTCTGGATATTTCCATCAAGGGCACCAGATCTCATCGGCACAGCAGGGAATACCATCGGGGCGTGTGAGAGGGGGTAAGCATCGTTGTGCTTAGACGCCGTAGGTGCAATAGCAATCCAAGAAGCGACGGAGTAATTATCTATCTGGTACTGGCCTCCGGGGGAATAAGATGTAACCCCTCCATTAGGAGATGATACATAAGTATTAACGTAATCCTCGGATCCAGAAGTTGTGGCACTCCCAAGTTTAAGAGGACCTGACGTTCCAGACATGAATCGCCAGGGGGCGAATCTTGGATGCCCGTAAACGCCATACGGTAAATACGATGGATCCGTTACGGCATCGTCCACATCCGCATTCATCTCAACTCTAATAAATTGAGAATTATTATTATGGGAGCCATGATCGATGTATCGCTTTGTATCCTCATTCCACTCAACATATCTATCGCCAATCTTTTTGCCCACATAGTTTTCTGAATTGGGATTAAGGTTGCAGTTATCAAAGAGTTCAACCGTTTTGAGAGCGCCATCATTGTCCTCTATTTTCCTTACTCTTACGGAGAAAAGACCATATGGATTAGAATTATTAGTAGGAGCGCTTACTGCCTCAATAGAGATTTTTAGATTGTTTTGATTCCACTCGCCCCATCCAAGAGAATGGATGCGGAATAGCTTCTGCATATCCTCGGGAGTGTAGACAGGGGATAGAACATTAGTATCATGGACAGCGCTGCCGGGGGTAGATCTCAGGTCCTGTCCGATAAACCAGCCAGTCTTGGATCTCTTCATCGAATAGTTATGTTCTTGCCACTGACTAGACGCAGTTCCGAACTGAGCCATTGGAAGAATACAAGCCCACTGGACAGTCCCTGTGCAGTTGGCGTATACCTGTCTCTCAAAAGTCTCGCCTACCCAGTAGTTAACAGTTTTTGTCGTAACACTGGTATTCGTCAAAATTGGATTAGTATTAAGAACCTTTCTAATGTATTTGTTTGAAGTCCTGTCAAAGTTAAATACCACATCAGTGGAGGCGGTGACCGAGGCGGCAGTACCCTCTACTACATTAAGTCTGAATGTTTTGTCCGCGACGGATTTTACCCAAACAGCGGAGCCCGTGACATCCCAGCCGGAATCGCCCGGCGCAATGTCCTGGCTCTCGAACCCCGGAGTTGTGCCGCTTAGCTGCGGACAACCATCCCTTGTGTAAATAATAGCTCCCAAAGTTCCAGTTGCGAGAGGGGCAAAAAGAAATGGCGACGTTTGTGACGTCGCGACTGGAGTCCCGGCTGTTGTTCCGCTAGTAATGATCCAAAGTCCGTATGCGCCCCCGGCGGCTGCTGAGTCTCCCCCCGTGGCGGCGATCTCGTTGTCGGTCGTCCACCCAGCTAGCGCGGTTCCAGTGCCAGTTCCTTTAGAGTTTTCAGCACCAAGGAGTCTTACCATTGTTACAGGGGAGTTGTTAGTCAACCAAGCTTGTGCCGCGTAAGAAGCATACGTCGGAGCAGAATAATTTCCATCTCTCCATACGTCCGTGTTGGTCTGCCCCGCAATTGGAGTTCCGAAGACTGTTACAAATTCTGCGAATGAGTTCACTTGGTACGGGACCATGGCAGGGCCTCTTTCGGTTCTTCCTATTAGAAGAGGACCTCGACCAGACGGCGTGCTCGGTCTTTGGGAGTTATCAATTTCATTGATGAATACTCCAGGTGAAACAAACTTAAACTTCTTAACTGACATGTTAGTGCTCTCCCATAAAATAAACGGTTATTCTCTATTAAATAGTAAATCAAGCTACGAAAAGAATAAAATTGAATCTATTTCGTTTCCAGCGACTGCTCTCTATAAAAGGCCTTATCATCGGTTTCTGGAATATCCCCGAAAATCACATGTTCCTTCGGCAAACGCACCTCTACAGCATTTTGTGTTCTAACAAGTTTCGGAGGCTCCTGATTCTTGTCACTTCCTACTAAATAACCTCTCACTTTAAGGCTTATTGTAGTTAAAAATGTCTTTTCTTGGTCCGTTACATCGAGTGCATTTGTTTCAAAATTGTGAGTAGGGTCGAGGAAGGCTTCAAATCTATGTCCATTGGATCCTAGGCTGAAATAGTTTAACCCTCTCCCGACATTTAGGAATGGAGCCGTTATTTCGTTCATTTGCTGCTGGTATTCTGTTCTAACGTAAATAGAATATTCTACATCTACATAAATTGGCAATGGCATTGTAATCGTTTCATAAACAATTTTACTATTTTTCGTTTTAAATGTTTTTTGACCATAAGTCCTTTTTGCGTCCGCATTTGCGAAATTAGATGTTTTATCCTGTTTGATCCTTCTCGCAATAGTTATGGTGCCACCCTCTTCATTTTGAGGCAACGCATTCCCAAAGATTCCACCTCGATTTGCAGGGTCTTTGACGATATTACCCCTAACTATGGATATCACCGGTAGTATAATATTGCCATTTAGGTCGTGTAACTCCGGTGATTCCTTGATATGAAATGCCCTTTCCGCAGAAGTCCATATCACCGGTACCTTTTTCCATCCAGAATTTGTTGTAGAAAAGATATCCAAATCATTAACAAAATTATACAATGATTCATCTATTGTTTCTAAAGTTGAGGGCTCTAGTATCTTTTCTTGTATTTTGGAAGTGTCTTTTAAGCCAGTAAACCCATAATCAAGCTTCTGCTTATGCTCGTTTTTTTTATCAGACATTGAATAGGCCCTCTCTTGCTCTGGTGCAACTAGCAATAATTTCGAACCTGTGGTCGATTTGTCCAAATAGCTGTCTCTGCCACGTTATCATTGTAATTTCATAATATTGTTCACCATATAATACGAAATCGCCCTCTCTCACATATAAATCTTGATCGTCAAGTAATCTCCTTTTATGGAATTTAACAGTAATAGTTGCAGTTTTGTCTATTCCGAACACATCCCCGCTGCTTTGGGTGCCTCCGTACTCGACTAGAGCATAAACCCTCACAGGTGGTAAGAAAGATTTCTTTATAGCCTCTCCATAAACAGGATGAAAGTCTGTGCTCTCCAGGCTTATCGGGTAATAAACAATCTGCTGTCCTACAACCCTTTCGATAAGTTCATCGTTGACTTGCTTTACAAGATCGCGCTCTTTCTTACCAGCGAAGAGGGGAGGAGGCGGGCTATTTGGTTGTTTCCATTTAGACATCTATACCCCCTTATCCCGTGTATATGCCCGATGGCACCACCTTCATTGTATTGTTTACATTGGCTTGTATCGTTGCGTCTCTTTCCGAAAGTTTCGCATATGTTAATTCATCTAGAACATTCTTTAATTCTTCTCTTAACTTTTCTTGTTCGTCCTTCGCCTGAGAAAGTAGCTCTGTCGCGTTAAGATTCACACTATCCCCCGGAATCGGTATTGTATTACCAAATTTTCCTCTAACTTGGGCAAGCATCTCTTTTGTAGCGGATAAGGCAAATCTTCTAATCCATTGTTTCCCAATGCTGTTAATGCTTGAATAGGGTATATTAGCAAATGGTAATGTATTCATGTTATTAACACCGTTTGCTCCCCCTTCTTTGTCCGACTGTTCCACCCAGGCGTCGGTTTTAATCGTGAATTGGACCCAAAACGTTTCGGGCGACATCGAGGTGGGGGCCGGGAAAATCCTTAATTTATTATTTTTTAACTCGTAGGAATAGTGAGAGTTTCTAGTGTATATCGCGTCTTCATAAGCCATTGCTTGCGCTTTGTTTTGCCACGCCGGTATTACTTCAAAAGTAGAGTCATCCGAATACATTCCGTAAGTTGACATGTTGCCGACCGCATTCAGGCCTCCGTAGTACCCATAGAACCTCCACATTGCATGAGGTGTCTTATAAAAAACTTTCTTAATAGTTATTCTATTTTTGCCCACAGAGCCAGTAAAGCTTAGTCCGTCTGTGGTTCCATCTATGGATGCGGAGTATATTATTGATTGTAAATCATAATCTTGTTTGTCATTAGAGCTTTTAAAAGATGCAGAATACTCCGGAAGGCCACCCCCAAATCCAATCGCTTCCGATGTTCCTCTTCCGACCCTTTTAGAATATTCGAAAGTAAATCTTGGCATTTTCAATTCTGCCCTTGTTCCCTCAAGACTTGAAGATAGTTCCCCTGTCTTCAATTCTCCGTCTTGATCAAAAGTGCCGGTAGTATTGCCCATCAAGTCTCCTAAAACATTTTTAGCTTGATGAATATTAACAATATAAGAATATTCTAGAACGGCTTCTTCGTATGCAGTGTAAACGTTGCCTACAGTTATCTCAATATCAAGTACATCTCCACCAAGCTTTTTATATGTATACGCTACTTGGTCGGATGCGCCAGAGATAAAATCTACATTGGTCGCTCCATATTGATTAGCTAAATAAACTCCAAAAGGATAATTAGTGGGATTGGCTGCGGAGTTATCATAATCATTTTCACTTGATTCAGCAGTGCTCCCTGTTGAAGTCAAAACGACAATACTTGAATTTTGTTGTGGGGATAGAACGGGCATCGCCATATATGCTGCCTCCTGTACTATGAGTAAATAGTCCCCATCAACGCATTTCGGACTTAGAAACAAAAAAGGCCCCCACTTTCGTGAGGACCTTTTTCTAAGCTATAGTAGCTCTAAGTTACCCTAGTAGATCTTCTACAATGACAAGACCATACATATCAGGCCGTACCATCTTCTTAGCGTAACGGGTCATAACTCCCTTACGTGGTACGAAATCTTCCGTACCAAAGATCGTCGGTGTGACCTGTAGGGGCACATACGGTGCGTATACATAGCCACTCTCAAGGAAGCTTGATCCACGACGCCCGACTAGAACCACATTACGTGGGAAGTAAGGATCGACGTAAACATCGAACTTCTTGCTAAGGCTACCTACCTTTACAGCACCCGCTGTTCCTCTGTCATCATCATGAGTAACAGAAGCACGGAATCCAGCAGTAAACTCCATGAGGTTAGCAACTTCAGGTGAACACACCACGAAGTTAGCGCCGCCACGAAGAGTCTTTCTGTGGATTCTAGCGGAGACATCATTGATTGTCTCAATGAGAGTCTCGTACCACTCGGACACTGTTCCCGTGAAGTCCGCGCCCATAAGGCTTTCATTGGCCGTAGTGCCGCCGATTGCCGCGCCACTCTCTCGGTTGACGAACTTACCGGGTCTACGCGACCAGTAAAGAGTACCGGCAGTGCCGCCCTTTACTAGATCCTCAAGGATCTCACGATCGATCTCTAGAGCGATATGCTCCGAAAGAACCGAAGTAAGCTCAACCTCTGCATCAAGGTTGTGATAAGCATTAAGATCCTGACCTAGCTCTGCGGTCCACTTGGCCTTGAGCTTCTTGGTCACCGCCGTGACGCTTACCGAATCGACCTTGAT